AATCCAGATGCATGGAAAGACCGTATTCTTTATAAGAAGCTTGGCTGGCTGGGTCGCAAGGACGAGGTTCCCTCCGAGTTGCCTGCGGGCTTGGATGAGGTTGGCTATGAGTTGTATCCCAAGAATGGCGACCAGATGTGGGAATCATATTTAAACTATTCTAAGGAATGTGACGTTGACTATAATGATGACGTTGTAAGGGCTTCTATCACAGAGACTCACAACATTGCGATGAATCTCATCGAGAATTTTCTACCAGACTCTACTGTGCGCCTCCCAGACTTTGTTGTGCCCGAGGGCAAGACTGCAACACAGGCTTTGGTGGCACTGTGCTTGGACGGGATGCGGAGCATGGGGTTGATGGAGAAGCCCGAGTATGTGGCACGCCTGAAGAAAGAACTTGAAATCATCGACAGCCGTGGGTTCAGCAAATATTTCTTGACTATGAAGGCGGTCGCTGACAAGGCTGTTGAAACTCAGCTTGTTGGTCCGGGTCGCGGCTCCGCTGCTGGCTCGCTTGCATCTTATGTCTTGAACATCACGCAAGTTGACCCCATTAAGTACGGTCTGCTGTTCAGCCGCTTCATGCGTTCCGATGCGAAGGACTACCCCGACATTGATTATGATGTTGCGGAGCCTATGGAGTTGAAGGAGCGTCTGGCAGAAGAATGGGGCAGGAATACGGTTGTTCCTATCTCTAATTGGAACACTCTACAGCTTCGCTCTCTGATTAAGGACATCTCAAAATTCTATCAGATTCCGTTTGTCGAGGTGAACGCCGTGACGGGACGGATGCTGCATGAGGCTACTCCCAAAGCAAAGCGCAAACACGGCATCACAGCGGGCGTCTATGCTCCCACCTTTGAAGAAGTAATGGAGTTCTCAGAAACGCTCCAGTCGTTCTTGCGGAAGTATCCACACGTCAAAACACACGTCGAGGCGTTGTACGGGCAGGTTCGTTCTTGCTCTCGCCACGCGGGTGGCGTTGTGATTGCCGAAAACTTGGATAAGTACATGCCGCTTATTACTAGCGGGGGTGTGCGACAGGCTCCGTGGTCAGAGGGTCAGAATGTTCGACATCTTGAGCCAATGGGGTTTATTAAGTTCGATATCCTTGGACTGGCTTCACTCCGCATGATGCACAACTGTATTAAGAATATTCTTCGCAGGCATCATGGAAATGATAATCCGACCTTTAACGAAGTTCGTGATTTCTATGACAAGCAGCTTCACCCAGATGTTATAAATTTTGATGACCAAGATGTTTATGAAAATATTTTTCACAAGGGTCGTTGGGCAGGAATCTTTCAGTTTACTGAAGCCGGGGCACAAACATTTTGTGTCAATGCGAAGCCGAGAAGTATCATTGATATTTCTGCCATCACTTCTATCTTTCGTCCGGGTCCGTTGTCGGCAAAGGTCGATAAGAATTATGTCGAAGCCAAGGAGAATCCCGCTGGCATTAAGTATCTCAATGATACCGTCCGTGAGGTGACCGAAGAAACTTTTGGCTTCCTTATCTTCCAAGAGCAGATTGCATTGCTGGCTCACAAGCTGGGCGGCTTGACGCTCGATGAGGGCAACATGCTTCGCAAGGTTCTGACCAAGAAGGGCACGGGCAAGGGCAACATTAAAATTAAGTTGCGCGATAAGTTTGTTGGTGGCTGTTCTGAGAAGGGCATCTCTGTGCGAGATTCGGAAAAGCTTTGGGAGACATTTGAGTTCTTCTCGGGCTATGGCTTCAATAAGTCGCACGCCGTTTCATACAGCATTCTGTCTTATCAGTGCGCTTGGTTGTTCCACTACTATCCAGTAGAATGGATTGCTGCGTTCTTGGACAAGGAGCCAGAGTCCCGCAAGGAGCGTGCTATCAATGCTGCGAAGAAGATGGGCTTTGAGGTTGTGCCGATTGACATTAATATGTCTGATAGGGACTGGCAGATTGCCGATGACACTACGCTGGTGCAACCATTTTCTTCTGTGAAGGGCTTGGGCGATGCAGCGATTGACCAAATACTAAACAATCGACCGTTTACTGATATTGAACACTTTCTTTTCAACGACGATATGGTTTATTCTAAGCTGAACAAGAAGGCGCTGGATGTGTTAGTTCGGAGTCAAGCATTAAATAGCCTGATGGATGAACGGTTCACTGGTCGGAAACACTTTTGGTCGGTCGTAGCGGTTGACAGGGCAAAGACCAAGAAGAAGTTTGGTGAAAATATTGAGTTGTATGCACCCGAGGCTGACTTTACTGATGAAGAAATGATTGAACATCAGGTCGATTTGACTGGCATCTTTCCGTTTGAGTTGGTAATTACTGGTGATGTTCTTGAAACGCTCGACTCTTGTGGGTGCCCCCCGCTTGGTGAGTTTGACCCTGAGCTTAAGATTGCTTGGTTCATCCCTCGGGAGATTATTGAGAAGAAGACAAAGAACGGGAAGGATTACTGGATTGTAAAGGTAATTGATTCAACTAGTTCTGTTGCTTCTATCAAGTGCTGGGGGATTAAAAAGGGTGTAGACAATCTTTTTATTAACAGACCGTACATGGCTAAGTTAGACTATAGTGAGCAGTGGGGCTTTAGTACCAGAAGTATTCGACACAATTTCCGTCTGTTGGCATAAAGGAGAAAATAATGAGTAAAGATGAAAAAAGATACCCGAAGGAAATGCTTCAGGGTAAAACAAAAGATGAGTTGATTGAACTTGTCGATATGCTTCAAGAGACAGTGGCAATGTTGGACTTTCTTATTGCCGAATACGAGGCGATGCAGGAGTCTGTCGGCAGGTCGTTTAAAGATAAGCTGGTGGAGCATTTTAAAAACACTGTCATAGACAACATAGAAACAGGAGAGGCTTAAATGGCTGAAGATAATGGTAAAGACGGCAGCAACGTGTTTAACTTCGACGCTTTTAAAAAGGCGATGGATGAGTTAAATAAGCAGAAGGCTGCTGCACAAGAAGATAAGAAGAATCAGGAGACAAAAGCTGCCCCTGATGATTTCGTGAATATCCTTGAGGCATTTGGTGAGTTGTTCAAGCCGCCATCGCAGGAGGAAATTAATAAAGCAGCGGCACAATTTGCTGACTCGCTGGAGAACGCTGCGAAGGTCATCCGCGCAATGCAGCAGCCCGCCGCTGACGGCACCGAAGATGACGGTGACAACGGCGATGAAGGCGGTGAAGCATGATGATAGAGTATGTAAGGCTTCGTCCCGATGTTCGACCACCAGAGCGAGCAAACCCTTCAGATGCTGGTCTGGATGTTTACTGGTGCCCATCCGATGCCGCCACGATTGCTAAGGTGGTACGAGCGGGAGGAAGTGTTTTGTTGGAAACGGGATTGAAATTTGGTGTGCCTCATGGGTACATGCTGGAGGTCAAGAACCGCTCAAGTGTTGCTGCCAAGCGCCACTTACTGGTTGGAGCCTGTGTAGTTGACAGCGGTTACGACGGTGAGGTCTTCGTTAATCTTCACAATGTTGGAATCGAAACAGAGCATGTTGAACCTTATGAGAAGATTGCCCAGTTGGTTATGACTCCCGTCGTACACTTCCGAGCAGTTGAGACAAGGCAGGACAATTTATACGATTGGTATCCTATTACAATGAGTGACCGTGGCGACGGCGCATTGGGTTCGACCAACCAGAATCCACTGGTGGAGGACTGATGGGAAGCATGAAGCGAGGCGTTGAACGAAAGAAAGCCCAAAAGAAAGAGAAGCAACTAAAGAAAGAGGTGGCGCAGAAGATGAATATGTTTTCTCGGTTACCAGAGGCGTGCTTGTCGTGCCTCTCTCCCTTTGACAAAACTAATGGGGAGATGGTCAAGACATGGACGGTGGTTGTGAAAGAGGCACAAAAGAAAGTAAATTTATATTGCCCAGATTGTTGGCAAACAGCGACAACAGTTGTTAAAGATTTTTATAAGGAAAAAGGGCAAAATGAACAACAGGATTAAAGAGGTACTTGCATACGACGATGTGCTGTTAGTCCCTCAGTACAGTGATATCGAATCGAGGCGTCAAATTGATGTTGGCGGTACGTTATCAAGCACGCGCCTGCGCCTGCCTATAATTTCCAGCCCAATGGACACCGTGACAGAGTGGAGCATGTGTCATTCGATGGACAAGGCGGGTGCCATCGGAATCATCCACCGATACAACTCGGTTGACGAGCAGGTATCGCACGTCTACAAGGCTTTCCAAGCTGGGGCAAAGAACGTCGGCGCCGCTGTGGGTGTCACTGGAGACTATCTGGACAGGGCGATTGCGCTCTGCGACGAAGGCGTCCAAGTTATTTGCGTGGATGTGGCTCATGGTCACCATGCTCTTGTCGAGGGTGCAATCAAAAGTTTGCGCGACAGTCTCGGAGACGATGCCCATATCATGGCTGGCAATGTGGCAACCTTGGCTGGGTTCAACGCTTTGGCTGAGTGGGGTGCAGATTCCGTGAGGTGTAATATAGGCAGCGGTTCCATCTGTACAACGAGAATTCAGACTGGTCATGGCGTACCGGGCTTGCATACAATTTTTGAATGTGCGGCAAGCGAGTGGGCTGGCGATGTTAAGATTATCGCGGATGGCGGCGTCAAGAATTCTGGAGATATTGTCAAGGCTCTTGCGGCAGGCGCAGACTTTGTGATGCTTGGCTCGCTTCTTGCAGGAACGACAGAAGCACCGGGCGAGTTGATTCAGAATTTTGGTAACAAGCAGGGTAATAGTCGGAAAGTTTATCGAGGTATGGCAAGTGCCGATGCCCAGAACGAATGGCGAGGGCACACGTCAAGCTTGGAGGGTGTCGCAACAACTATACCATACAAGGGAAGGGTTGGAGAAATCCTAACCAAGCTGGAAGGTGGAGTCCGAAGTGGATTGTCATACTCCGGTGCCCGCACAGTTGACGAACTTCACAGGCGAGCAGTCTTCATTCGCCAGACCGATGCGGGCAGAACAGAAAGCGATGCCCATGTGATAAGTGTGGGCTAATGGATTACGGCGGCAATAAAAAGAAGATAGTGTTTTATGACACTGATGACCGACACGTTGCTCTAAAGATAAAGTTGCAGTATCATGGCATGACACAAGCAGCATTTTTCAGGGCGGTGGTATCGGGGTTGATTGACGATGATGAATACTTTTCTGACTTTCTACGCTCTCACAAGGAGAGCAGTGACGTTCAGAGTAAGCGGCAGCGAAATGCGGTAAGCAAGGAAGAAGAAGCCGCAGGGAAAATAAAAAATTCTTTTTCACTAAAGACAGACGAGATTAGTGATATTTTTGATTTAATTGAGAAGGAGCATCCAGACCTATGAGAGAATGTAGTAAAGCGTGTGAGCGGTGGCACGAGCCATGTCCAAAAGAGAATTCCGATTGCCGATATTGGATTAACTATGAGGATGACTTAAACTGTACGTTCGTTGCAGTGGAGAAAAACGGACCGATGACTTTGCGGGACGTGGCGAAGCGAGAAGGCATTTCACATGTGCGTGTAAGTCAAATTGAGGACAAGCTAATGCCCATGATGCGTAGAAAATTTAAGGATTACGCACCATAGAGATATAAATTCGCTTTAGTGTTCGTCCGTTTTGCATACAGCGCACTATTTAATAAGTGATACACGATACAGCCTTTGAAGCGGCTGAAATTTAAACTGTTTAGGAGATTACAAACATGAGTAAAAAGAAGTTGCTTGAAGAGGCACAGGTAAGAAGAATGTTCCAGTTGTCTGGAATTCCCGCAATTGGCGAAAGCTTTATTTCAGATAAGTTTTCACGTTTTAATGAGGAAGACGAGGAAGAAGCACCCGTCGAAGACCCTTTGGCTGGAGGCGAAGAAGAAGACCCTCTTGCAGCCGACGCTGAGGCTCCTGTCGATGCCCCTGTCGAAGACCCCGCCGCTGGCGGTGAGATTCCCCAAGACAAGGTGGAAGCTATCGTTGATGCTGTGCTTGCTGGTATCGAACAAGAAACTGGTGTTCCTCTTGAGCGCGTTCCCGAAGAAGGAGCAGAGGTTCCTGTCGAAGACCCAATGGCTGGTGGCGAGGAAGAAATTGCTGCCGCAGCAGGGGAAGAAGAAGACCCCATGGCTATGGAGCGCAGAGTGGTTAATGAAGTAGCACGAAGGGTGGCACGACGGCTCGTTCGTATGTCCCGCAAGAAGTGAAATATTCCCCCCGAATGATATGAATATTTAACAACGTGCGATTTCAAGAAAGCAGGCACATGTGTCTGCTTTCTTTTTATCTACCAACAACGGTAAGAGAGGGAACAACATGACAGATACATTTATTATTGGAGTCACAGCATTTTTTGCTGGCTGGGTGGCTAATGGTGCAATTAGCAGACTATATATTAGTGGAAAGCTAATCATGCTTGCCGCAATAGCTGAAAGGAAAAGCCTTACGATGTTAGGTCGCGCACATGAACATTATTACCAGTCATTACACATGCTGAAAACAGCGGGTGAGGCGACTGAGCGCGATAATGAAATAATTCGTGTCATCAACAGTCTAGAGTTTAGTCACAAGCAGTGGCAAAAGTCTTCTGTACAAGCTATTTACGAGGCACACCCCTATAAACAAGGGGTGAAGTGGTATGACTGGCGCACGGCTATGCAAACTTTAGAAAAGAAAAGATAAAAAAGGAGAGTCTACAAATGAAGTTAAAATATGATGCACTCAAGAGAATGGTTCTGGAAGAATTAGGAAAAGACACTTCCCTTATAGAATCTCCTGAGATGCTTGCAGAAAAGAGTATCTTAAAAAATAAGCACCCCTTCAAGGCTATTTTTATCTTTGGACCAGCAGGGGCAGGCAAGTCTTTCTTGTCCAAGCAAATCGGCATTCCAAAGGACTTTGTTGTCTCCAATCCAGATGAGCGTATTGAAGATGTATTCCCGACCTTCGGAATGAGCA